AAATCCGGTTCCTGCGGCTGCAAATGACATTACCGTTGCTGTTCTTAAATTTATTGCAGAAACTCTGGAAAAGGATTTGGATGACGGTCAAAAGACTAATGTTCAAATGATTCAAGCGGCTTTAAAAGTAAAATATGGATTATCAAAAGTGGTAACAACTAAAGAAGGAGATAAATAAAATGGCGACATTATATGAACTGACAGCAGAATACAAAGAACTGCTTGATATGGCAGAAGAACAGAATCTGACGCAGGCAGATATCAAAGACACTTTGGAAGGAATGGACTATGAATTTGAAGACAAGGCAGATGGGTATGCAAAAGTTCTTCGTTCCCTGGATGGTAAAGAAGCATTGATCGATAGTGAAATTAAACGTTTGACTGACATGAAAAGAGTTGTGGTAAACAACAAGAAAACAATTAAGCAGAATCTTGAAAATGCAATGATTGAAACTGGCAAGACAAAATTCAAGACGGCATTATTCAGCTTTGGAATCCAAAAAAATCCACCAAATGTAAGGATCAAAGATGAATCACTGGTACCAGAAGAATACCGAGTTAAACAACCAGACAAGATTGACAGAAAAGGATTAATCAAAGCACTTAAAGAAGGAGCAATGTTTACTGAAAACATTGAATTAGTTCAGACCAAAAGTCTAAGGATCAGATAGGAGAAACACATGAAATTCAGAGATCTAAACGAAGATGAAATTGAATGCAGAGTTGCAACAGTTAACGAAAATGGATGTTCTTTGTTGCTTTATAAGGATGCAAGATGTGATATGAACATTCTGGATGAAACACTGGGAGTCACAGGATGGAGAAGATCTCATGAAGTGATCGGTGGAAATCTTTTTTGCACGGTTGAGGTCTATGATGATCAGAAAAAAGAATGGATATACAAACAAGATGTAGGCATTGAATCATATACAGCAAAAGAAAAAGGACAGGCATCGGACAGCTTCAAGAGAGCATGCTTTAATTTAGGAATTGGCAGAGAATTATACACTGCACCAGATATATGGATTCCGGCTAAGCATGTAAATCTCAAAGAAGGAAGGAATGGAAAACTGACTACATATGATGGATTTTATGTAGAACAGGTCATCATAGAGAAGAAAAAAATTGTTGCATTATCAATCAAGAATAAAACAACAAAGAAAAGAGTATTTCTTTATGATACAAGACCGCCAAAGGAAGAAGAGACTAAGTAATGCATGAACTTGCAAAGATAACAGGAATCAGATCAGATATCGAAGGAACAGAGATGAAAGTCTTTGTTCCAGAGAAAAATCTGTTTAATACGATTCTGGATAAGCGAATCCGTGATGTGGAGCTTCGGCTAGATGATGGCAGAACAATAACCAACGCACAGAGAAAAAAGGCATACGCAACGATCAGAGACATTGCAGACTATACCGGTTATCTTCCAGAGCAGATGAAAGAGATTATGAAGTATGAATATATCATACGGACAGGAAATGATTATTTCTCTTTAGGAACATGCACAGTAGATACAGCACGTGAGTTTATCTCAATGCTGTTGGAGTTCTGCTTGGAACAGGGAATCCCATTGTCAGATTTAGCAATCAATAGAACGGATGATATTGGAAGATATCTGTATTATTGCATCAAGAATCGTGTATGTGCGATCTGTGGTCGCAAAGGTGAAATACATCACGTTGACAAGATCGGCATGGGGAATGATCGCAGGAGTATAGATGACAGCGAGTACAGAAAGATATGTCTATGCAGAACGCATCATACAGAAGATCATACGATCGGAGAGAAAGCTTTCCAGGAAAAGTACAAGGTTTATGGAATCATAGTAAAGGAGCAGGAGAATGGCTTGGAAGAATTACAACAGACCCAACAAGTACAACAATCACAAAACGATAGTGGATGGGATCAAGTTTGACAGCATCAGAGAAGCAGAAAGATATCAGGAATTAAAGCTGTTAGAAACAGCAGGAGAGATCTCACATCTGGAATTACAGCCGATCGTGGTCCTTCAGGATAAATTTATTTATCAAGGTAGGATGTTCAGAGCGATCACATACAGAGCAGACTTTGCTTACTTTGATCGCACAGTAAACAGGGGTGTGATTGAAGACGTGAAGGGCATGGAGACAGATGTTTTTAAGATCAAGAAGAAGATGTTTCTGAAGAAATATGGAGATCTGTACGATTTACGAATAACGAGGTGATCACATGAAGCAAAAGAGCAGCTTCCTGATCTACCATGAATATCGGGAACCGTTAAAATTACTGACAGATGAGCAGAGAGGTCAGTTATTGATGGCACTGATTGATTACTCTGAATCAGGAGTTGTTCCAGAACTTGATGGAATATCCATGATGGCATTTTCATTTATACAAAGCCAGATGGATCGCGATTCAAAGAAGTATGAAAATCGATGCAGTTCTAATCGGGAAAATGGGAAAAAGGGCGGAA